ATTTGTTTCATTTGAAGGACTCCCACCTATTAAAGCAGGCGTAAATATTTGATCAACTGATAAATCACCTCTTACTGTTAATGTGCTTCCAGCAAATTGTATAAAATTACTTGCTGCCTTTGATCCAAATAAAAATCCATCCGATGCTGTTATTTGTCCTATAGATTTTAAACGAAGTGCGTCGCCAGGTGATCGTATTTCTTCTGGCGATATATTAAATCCAGCAATTGACGCAGATCTAAATATTGCTAATCCTTGATCTGATATTGATGATGATGCATTTGCTGGCGTTGCTGGATTTCCGTTAATTAGTGCGGGAGTTAAAATACTATTTGCAGATAATGATCCTAAAATAGTTACATTATTTGTTATGACTCCACCTTCCATTAGAAAATTAGATGCTGTTATATCTCCGGAAGGTCTTATATGATATCCAGAAGATGATATTTCTAATTGTCCATTTGATCCACTAATAAATTGTGTAGATGGATTACCTAAAAAGAATTTTTCTGTTTGTATTTCTAATCCACTTGGATCTGTTCTAAATTTAAAAAAGTTATTTGAATCAGCAACCATTTCCAAACCAACACCTTGATATGATGTTGCAAATTGATTTGGTAATGCAGAACCAGAAAATAATAAAAATCCTCCACGTCCAGTCATTGCTTGGTTAAACCCATCATAACCTAATGATCTAATATATCCAGTATTTTGTAATCCTACTATTTCAACTCCAGAATTTAATGTATCAGCAACAGTTAATGAACCTGTTAGCATTGAAAATCCGCCGTCTATATATCTATTTCCTCCTCGAAATACTTGATTTGTTACTATAGTTTCATGATCACTTTTAACTCCAGCAGCATTATAATATTCAATTTTAAATTTTATTTCATTATCAGATTTATGTTTTACAGGAATGTCAGTTCTAAATCTTGTGTAATTTTCTGTAAATCCTTTTTCTGCAGATGTTAATGTTCTAATATCTGAAAATTGCCATTGTCCTGATTCAATTAATATTAATAATGATCCATTTCCTGTTTTGTCTGCAGTAAAATTAAATTGTAAATCATCTAATCGTTGATTATTATTTGGAGTTTCATATTCTCCTATTTTTTTACCTAATAATATAGGATAATAATCATTTTGCAAATTAGTATTATCATAATCAAATGCAGATCCGGATAAATATATACAAATTTTTGGATTTTCTAGATTACTTAAAGAATTTTTTATCCCAATTGCATCAAATATTATTTTATATTCTGAATCTTTAACAAATACTCCAGGTAATGAACTAGTTGTTTGTAATACAATTGCATTTTGATCTCCAGAATATGAAACAGATGGAGTAACAATTAATGAATTATTTAATGAACTAGTTGAAAATGTTAATGTTGGTTTTGTAACTATATTTTTTCCATTGTATTGATTAACTTCCCAATATGAATCAATTATACTTTGCGATGTAAAATAACCAATACTTACATCTGGAAAAATAGATCCAGTTGCATCAACAAATATTTCTGTAGGTTCTAATGATATATCATTAATTAATTCATATGTTCCAATAGTACCTGAGCTATTAATATATAATTTAATTCTTGATACGTCACCAGTCCCTGGATTTAAGTTTTTTATTTGTGTTAATGCAAATGATTCTGAATGTTGAGTTGGTATATATGTAGGTACTGCTTCATATGATAAAGAAAATGGTGATGCATCAAATTTAATAAATTCGTGTTGCGTTAAACTTTGACTATAAGTAAATACATATCGATCATCTAATTCAATAAAATCTTTATTTAATATTTTTTTAATTTTTGATGTATACGGTTTAGCAGAGCTAGTAGTTAATAACGGTATTGGTAATGCATTGACTGGATTAGTAACTGTTAATGTTCCTCCAGAAAATTTTGGATCAAATTCTCCACCGGTTATTTTTGCTAATACACTATTGTTCCGTGTTTCAAATTCTATTAATCCCGTTGTATATATTGGAAACTGTTCGTTATTTTCATATATTCTATCTAATCGAACTCCTATTTGTTCTGAAACTTCTACTGTTGGAAGTTTTGTATCTTCGAATATTATTTCTGAAGTATTAGTTGCTTTATTGTTAACTGATATATTTTTTGTCCATTTGACATTTAATTTATTTCTCCAAACGGTTGGAATTTGTTCTCCTGTATATAATTGATTTAAAACTGCAGCAATAGTTACAGTACAATTACCAGCTGGAGTTGTATCATAAACATAAACAGCTAATACTCTAGAAGTATCACTTTCAATATAATCAATAATTTCATGATAAATTGGATTTCTATTAGAATCAAGTATTTCAATTGCTAATTCAGTACCAATTTCAAATATATTAGTATTTCCTTTTAATTTAATTAAATTTTTACCAATAGTAAATTCCAATGGAAATTCGGTAATATTAAATATATTACTAGATAATGATGATTGATCGGTGATATATGTAGATAGTTGATCTAGATTACGAACTATAGTTGTTACTTTTTTCATACATGATATTCTTTTTTATAAATATTATGTATGTTGAATCTGGCTGAAATTATTTATCTTATTTACTTCAATTAAGTTATCTACCATATCTCTCATTGATTCTACGTGGGATATAATAATTGAAAAGTCAAATTTTGTTCTAAAATATTCAAATAAATTTGTTACCGCAGAAATATGTTCTCTATCTAAACTACCCCATCCTTCATCTATTGCAATAAAATTTGGCCTAGGTAATGCAGATACATTAATTAAAGCTACACGTATTGCTAATGAACTCATAAATCGTTCCATACCAGAAGTTAGCTCTAACGGCCAAAAATTATCCTCATCATAAATAATATATCCATTAATATTCTTACCATCTGTATTTAATACCATATTAAAGTCTACAACTTGATCTAGTACATTATTTATTTCTGTTTCTATTTTAGGCAATGCTTTTTTGATTAATTCATATGGCACCCCATCTCTTTTTACAGACTGTAAATAATATTCATATGCTTTATATTCAGTTTCTAATTGTTTATATGTTTCTAATTGTTCTAACGCAGTTTTCTTTTTGGTTTTTGCAACTTCTATTTCTCCATGATTTGATTTAACTTTATCAGTAATACTTTTTAAAGTATTTACAATGTCAATTATTAAATTCTTTTTTGTTTTAATTTTTTCATCAATTGATTTATTATGAATAATAGCAGTTTCATTCTTTTTAAATAATTCTTGTCGCTCATTAGTTGTTTCTAATTCAGATTCTTTTGTTTGTAAATCACTTTCAAGTACTTGCAATTGTAATTCAAATTTTTCTAATTTATTAGATAAGTCTATTTGTTCTTGATATTTTAAAATTGTATCTTGAATTATATCACGATTTGTTTGTAATTCAAGTTGTTTTGTAAATGCATTATCTGCTAATTTTTTATTTTTTGGTAATTCTATTTTTGCTTCTTCTGCTTCTTTAACAAAAATATTGGAAATACAATATTTACATGTATGATCATATTCATGAGTCTTTAAATGATCTATTTTTTGTTGTTGTAATTTGATTAATTGTTCCAATTGAGTAAGTTCTTTTGTTACAATTTTTATATCTTTGTTTAATATATCTTTTTGATTTTTTTGTAGATTTAACTCATTTGTAGATATTATATCAAATTTTGGCATCTTTGTTATTATATCTTCTAGTTTGTTTATAGATATTTCTATATTTTCTATATTAGAAATTAATTGATTTTCTGTTGCTTCTAATTCAGATATATCTGGACCATCATATGACATTGGTTGTTTTGATTCAATTAACTCAACAATATCATTCTGTACATTATTTCTTGAATTCTGTAAATCATTATCATTTTTTTCTAATTCAATTATAGTATCTTGATTTTCAATAATAATATCATCAGATTCTTTTATAATATAACCAAAATCTATTTTTTTATACTCTTTTAATTTACCAGCTGTTTCTTTTATTTCTTCTGCTGCTAAATGATATAATTGCTCAAAAACAGTAGTGTCTAAAAATTGTGATAATAAATCTTTTCTTTCTCTTTGTGATTTTTCAATGAAATTATTATTATCAGCTTGTAACGAAAATGCAGTTAAAATGAAATCATCATATGTTCCTAAATATCTTCGTATACTTTTATTTGTATCACTTCGTTCTTCTCCATTTAAGTTTTCATCTTCATTATAAAAATTAACATTAACTTTAACATGACCATGTTTTAATGTTACTCCTTCTCTTTCAATTGTATATAATTTATCATTTAATTTAAATTTAAAAATACCTTTAAATCCAGACTTTTTATTATTTAAAACTTCTTTTGATTTACTTGTTTTACTACATTTATCAAATATTGTATATATTATAGCATCTAGAAAAGATGATTTACCAGATGCATTTGCTGCAAATAATCCTATAACATCAGATAATTTAGAAAAATCTACTTTATTTTTTTCTCCATATGAAAACATATTATCAAATTCAAACGATACCGGATACCATGTTACGTTTCTAACTGATTCTAAAACAGGTAGTTTAGAATTTAT